GTTCTCGAGGGGTTGCCACCGGATTGGACAATTACGTTCCAACATGCCGACAGTTTCGTCAAGAGGGAGCTTTGTAACGTTGGAAAGCTTCCCCACCTCATCTATTCCCGCACAGACTTATATAATGTCCTTGTTGGTCCTGTCTATTTTGAACTGTCCCATTTTCTATATAGCATCTTTCCTTGTATTGTGCAACCTCTTTCCCCTGATCAGCTTGCAGCGAGAATTCGATCCATCTCCGATTCACGAGGAAACACCACTGCCTACAGCTTCGATGCGACCCGTTGGGACAGCAGCATCACTGAGCAAATCCTCCTGGCTGAACACCGGATCACTGATTTCTTGTACGGAGGCATGTTACCGTCTCACTTTCGACTCGCGGATTTTATGTTGCTCTCTACTCCAACAGGCGAAACATACACTGTTGACAATTTCCGGTCGACTGGTCAACAGAACACGTCTATCGGAAATGCTGTCGGCAACCTTGTCGTTTATGCCACAGTTTGTTTTGAGCGTGATTGGCACCCTGATTACGATTGCCTCTGCGTTAAAGGCGATGATCTCGCCCTTATTGCCCCCTATTGGGACTTTAATCCAGAAGATTATATCGAGTCCGCCTATCGCCACTGCGGGATTTCGTTTGAGCTTATGTCCTGCGGAGATGTCGAGACCATTGAGATGGCTTCTTCGATTATTGTCGGGCATCTTGGCTCGAGGCAGCTGTCTAAGTCCATTCTCCGTTCCTGGTATTCATTGGATTCTGTTAATGACGGCTCTCTTCTGTGGCGGCGACAACAATTGGCTTGTTCCAATTTCTATCTTAACCGGCACTGCCCTGTTCTTGGTCCGTTTTGGTATTCAGTGCTCCTTTACGTTGGTCTTCCCCGTTCAATTAAGGGACTTGTTTCCATCATTGATCGGAGGAGGATTCAAGCGGCTCTTCAGAATATTCGGAATGGCTACGATGGACACTTCGGTTCGACCGCGCGATCGACTTTCCAACTCCAGACTGGAATTCCGCCTGCGGCGCAACGGGAGTTCGAACTGGCTTGTTACAGTGCATCCGTTCCTTATGAACTGGTTAACCACACTATATTTAGGTATCTTTCATTTCTTTCCGGAATGAAATGGATTTTATGAGTGAATTATTATTACTAAGGTTTAGGTATTTGTAGTTTTTAATTATCTTATATCTATCAGCGTTATTTTATTATTATTATTATTATTA